GTCACTGATAACGCAGTGGGCCAGCGTATCGGCATGTAAGTCATTGATTACATTGGCACGCTATTTAACATAATGACTGTTATGCGCAGTTCACGGCATACGCCAGGCATGTAGTGGTAAACAGGGTTGTTACAGATAGCCTAAGCGTCTCTAAGCCATTGAAAGCACAAAGCAAGGGTAAGGCAAGGGTTGAGGTGTGTTAGCGGCTTAGAATGGTGTAGGAAGGCTGTGCAGGGTGGCAATCAGGGGAAATCCCGGCACCCCCCTTGTGCCTGCGGGGGCATAGGCCATATCCCCGCTTCAATTCTCGGCAAGAAATAAGTCTATTAGCCTTTCATTATATGCCCCAAGTTAACAGGGGTGTCCATATTTCGGAAGGTTGACACAGGCCGTCAACTAGTTCATATTTACCCTTCAAGTTAACAAAAAGGGTGAACTATGAAACTGGACAAGTGGTTAGAGATTCACGGCAAGAGCAAGGCGGATGTTGCGCGTATTTTGGATTTATCACGCGCGGCTATTTCTAAGTGGGATGAGATACCTGAGAAGTGGTTAGGTGTTTTGGATGGTGGCTGGATTATTCACAAGGACCGGTTGTACTGGCAGGGGTCTACGTTTGGTCATGGGTCTGAGTGGGATTACAGTTACAGTCCGCACAAGATATTTCACATCCGGCGGTTGCTGAAGGATTTAGGGTCTGTCAGTGCTGTTTATGATTGGGTTCAGCCTGTTCAGTTTGAGCGTGATTTCATTCAGGCGGTAAAGGATGATGTAGTTTGTCCTATAGTTGTGGACATGACTCGGTTAGAGGGTGGCCGACCTGTTCCTAAGCGTGTTTATCCGTTCTCATGATAAGAATACGCCTTGAGAGGCCTGACACATTAAAGGACGGTCTCACTTACTGGGAAGACGGTAAGTGTAGATATCGTGCGGTTATTGAGCAGCTTGTAAGCAACCCTATGGCGAAGAATTCTTTGTTTAAAGAGTTTAGCGAATGGGTGCCTGTTGAAGTGGTTTATCCTGATGAATAACTACCTCATAGCCTTCAAGGATAAAATGGTTATTACTGTGCCTGCTGACAGGGATGAAGAGGGCGAGGGCGCTTTATGGCTTTATGTGGGTGATGATGTTGTCTTTTTCGTTCATTTGGACGATGTTTTGTATGTTTTAAGGCAGGATTTAAAGGATTTGCCCTGTGGGCCTTTTCAAAAGCAACCTGAGATTAATTACAGTTCGGTCAATGGAAGAAATCCAGGAGAAAAGTGATGCCATGTAACAAAGGTAAGAAGCGCAGAGGTGGTGGGAGGAAGAATGGGCGTTAGAGACATAACAGGACTAGCCAAAGAAGGCACGAAAACTGAGCCTGCTAAAAAGAGGGAGGACCGTCCTTTAGGGGCTTCTCCTGTAAACCCTGACCTGGGTGATGCTATGCGGGGTGGTGGAGGAAAGTGTGTGGGGTGTAACAACCCTCAGGGGGAGAACAAGTCGTCTGGGAACAGTCAGGTTAAAGAGCTGACTGACGCTGTAAAGATGGACAAGGGTATGCCTTTGTGAACCGTAGAAAGCCATGCCCCTACAAGAAGAAGAATCCTGATGCCTGTGTAGACTTTTCTACGAGGGGAACTTTGGTTACAGATAAGTTTCGGAAGGGCTGGGATTTAGCGTTTAAGAAGAAAAAGAAGGATGGGTGATTTTACTCGGTTGGCAGACCTTCTGTTAACCAACGACCTCGATACAGCCCTTAGACTATTAGACAGACAGGCAAGCATTGGTGGGGGCGGTGGATTTTTAGGGTTGGGTATCTGGCGCTACAGAACGGAAACCACATCCACCCCGAATTCAGGACAGTTGCAGTTTGACGATACGACGATTGGTGATGCGACTGAGTTATATGTTCATGCCGTAAACGATAGCGGTGCGGACATGTCGGCATTTCTGGATTTATTATCTGCCTTCGATTTGATGTATATCCAGGTGCAGGTGGATGCCTCACAGTTTGTGACTTTGCAGATTGGCACCCCTTCATTAGCCTCAAGTGTATACACATTCCCAATATCACAGATACAGGGGCAAGGAACTACACCGAGTAATAATACGGAAGTTGCCGTTGTTATTGAACGAAGCGGTGGGGGCGCAGGTGTTACTGACCACGGGGCTTTAACAGGTCTTGCCGATGACGACCACACTCAATATCTTCACAAGGATATAACCCGTCACCTCACGGTAGGCTATACGACAGATATAGAGGCGGATACCTTTACCGATCCATTAGTCCCTGATTTCCAGCTTGAATATTTCAAGACAATGACGGTGACATCCAGTTTTACGTTAAATACACCGACAGGTAACTCTCACGGAGAATATTATTTAACGATTGATTCCGGTGGTCCATATACATTAACGGCTGGCGATAATGTAGTCATGATGGACAGCAATGTAACGATGGAGAAGGACACGAATTATGTCCTGAACATTCATCGCTACAGTGATACGAATACTCTTGCTCAATTAACATTGCCTGGTGATACAAGCGGGGAAAAATGGAACGCACACGGCAATGATGCGGTAGGAGGTGGAGCGTTTAGTCTTGACGATGATTTATCAATTCCTACAGGTAGTCAATACCAAATTAATGGCGTAGATGTAGTAGCCAGGGATACTATTGAACAGCTAAATTTTGGCGTCAATAATACTATTACTGCTGCTAATACCGAAATTAACTCAAATATTGCTGTAGGCTATGGGAACACATCAAATGCTCCTAGAAAAAGTGTTGCCATCGGCTCACTGAATTTAGTAAGTTCTAATTTTAATACAGGCGTAGGCATAAACAATGCTGTTGGACAAATAGACGGCGGAACCAATACTTGTTTTGGTAGGGCTAATATAAGTGATAATACTTCCGTTGTTTTGGGAAATGATAATGTAGCTGATGGCGGCGTAATTGTAGGAGAGGATTGTATTACCACAAAAGTTAGTGGTTTCACTCCTGTGTGTGTTGGAAGTGGTTGCACTGCTACTAGTGGTGTTAGTGGTCCTGCCTTTTCTATGGGATTTGACTGCGTAGCTTCTGGGTCTAATTGTGGCGCACTTGGAATATCTATAAATAATACAGTAGCCAGTACCTTTAAGATTGGGCCGAATGATACAACGGCTGTTGTAATTGGCGGGAATGGTATTGGAATTAGGGTAGCTGATCCTTTAGCCAGGGTTCATATGGGCCCTGGGTCTCAAACAGCCCCTTCTATGATTTTTGAAGAATCTACTGTTCTTATTTCTTTTCCTGTAGCGGGCGCTATTGAGTATGCCCCCCAGGGGGGTGGCTCTGATCCTTATATCTTCTTCACTCATCAAGACGATACCCGGTCTATAATAAATACATCACACGTAGAGACTACTACTTCTGCCTCTTATGCCATTCCTGTTGAAGTAAGTACTATTGTTTGTATTACTACTAATAATGATGTAACTGTAACCCTTCCTACTGCCGCTTCTTCTAAAGACAGAACTATTAATGTGAAAGGATTTACTGCGGGGGCGACTAACGATTTAATTGTTGATCCTGATGGAGCAGAAACAATAGACAAACAAACCACTATTACTAGAACAGTTTCTCCATACCCTTCAATAATTAGTTTTCAGATTATCTCTGATGGAACGGAGTGGTGGATTATATGAGTGTTTTTATTAACGACACCCTGGATCAGCAAATTCAACGGGGTGAGCTGTTTGAAATATCTACCTTTGTTACTCTTGAAACTGGGTTGGTAAATGCAGCTAGTATTCGAGATTTCTATATAAAGGTAGGAGCCAGCAATGTTTCCTGCAAACTTGAAGTTATATGTCCTACAGACAGAAATGTTCTTTTTTACCATAATGTAGCAAATGTTTCTGGGGATGGTACGGAGATTGATGTTGATAATCTCAATCTTGCTTCTGCAAATACTATTGATCTTACTTTCTTTCATTCACCTACAGGCTCTTGGACTGGTAATTTAATCTTTTCCTCAAGGGAGCCAGCTCAGATGGTTAGCAGGATCACACCTTTCAATCTGGATACAGGTATTATACTTGCTGCAAATACTAATTATATATTCACAGTAGAAAACACTGGAGCACAGCAGGCGCTTGCTCAGGTAACGGCGTTCTTTAGGGAGATATCAACATGACAATAGCCTACCTAACTTATGCCGATGTATTACAGCCACAGATAACTACTGGGCTTGTTGCTGATGGTTTCCCAACAATGACCGGGAATCCAATGAAGGATATATCAGGGTCTACCCATACCTATACTGACACGGGGGATGTTTGGAAGTGGTCTGGTAACAGTGGGGGGTGGTATCAAACCCACAGTTCAGGCCGCGTAATGGTGACTGATCCTTCTATGGATATATCGGATGGGATTGTTCCTGGTAAGTCTACAGTAAACAAGTTTGGTCGTGCTCCTTCCGGTGTGCAGACAACCGCTACAGATATATGGGATAGGTCTGATGCAGCGGCTACCCAACCAATATGGCTCGCACCTACAGCGGCACGCATCCATACAATTGCATCCGATAGTGCAAGTGATGTAAGCGGCGGTACTGGTGCTACAACAGTTATTGTTTCCTATCTTGCTGACTGGGATACGGCTGAAACGACAGAAACTGTATCAGGAAACATTAATGCTGGTATCGCCATGAATAATGCGTCTGTAATGATAAACAGGATGAAGGTCACGCCGCAGTCAACGTCCACCACACCAAATGTAGGAACGATAACAGCAACAGCAGCAACGGATGGGACAATTACTGCTGTGATCCTTCCCGGTGAGGGTCAGACGCAAATGGCTATTTACGGAATACCATCTACACAAACACTGGAAATAAATGAATTCTACGCAACTATTAATAAATCCTCTGGTACGTTGGGTACGATTAATTTCTCCCCTGTCTTGAACCCTAATCCAGACGTTCAGACGCTTGCATTTCTAGTGAAGAACACAAGAGGTCTGCAAAGCACAGGAGTAAGCTCAGACACATTTACATTTAATCCTCCGTGGAAGATAACTGGACCGGCTATTATAAAGATTCAGGGCTTGGCAAATTCTAACGATATAGAGGCATCTGCCGGATTCAACGGGGTACTGGTGGACAACTAATGGCTATTGATAAAGACATTCCAACCAGAACCGCCATAGAGATAACCTATGCGCGAATAGGCAGTACTCTCCATGAGAGGACGCGTCATGCTGTCAAGGATACAGACGGGCAGATATTCATCACCTATGATAATCTCGTTTCCTATGTTGGGCAGGATGCTATTGATTACTTAAACAAACTAAAAGATACCAGCGCATCTTCGCAGGCAAGACTGGATACAAGAGAAGCATTGAATCGTGAAATGGAAACCGAAAAGCAGGAAGATATAGACTTCATTAACGAACAGATTGCTGAAATAGAGGCGCTCTTGTAATGGCTACAATAGAAATGGGACACGACTAATTAGCGTTATATTGCCAAGAAGATTTATTCCTGATGGAATTCCTCCAGTTAGGGCTGCGCCTCCTATTAGTTGGCCTGATATTAACGGCTGGACGTTTGAGAAGACGTTTGCTCTACCCGGAGGGGTTGCATGGACCGCCATTGATGTTGATAAGAACGGTGTAAATTTAGTTCTATCAAGAAACACATCGGGGGGGATATCGTACTCAACCTTCGGTACTCCTTGGGAAGTTGATACTATTAATACAATTCAAACGAATCCAAATGCCGGAGGCACTAATACGTCACGTGTTAGGTATAGCCAAAATGGCGATAAATTATTTACAGGGAGAAGAATTTCAAGTGTTTCATATCTTGTAAGTTCTTTTAATATTGCTGGCTGGGATGTATCTGCAATCACCAATCCAGTCGATGCATCAATAGACATTGGTGCTGATCTTAGTACTTCCGGTGCCGAAGGGTTTTATTTTAGTCCTGACGGGACAAGATTTTATGCTGCATCAGAAGACGATGTTTTAACGTATTCAATGTCACCTGGGGATGTAACCTCACTGTCTTTTGTCCGCAAAAATATTGTGAACTTAAATCATAATGCTGAAGGTCATTATATCAGCCCGGATGGTGTGAAGTATTATCATAACCGAGGAACGATTATCAACCAGTACGATATGGCTACTCCGTGGGATACGAGTACATTCGGCGGCATTGTCGCATCATTGCTACTAGACAAAGGCACTGGCGGAGCAAACAAGACATTTCAGGTATATATAAATCCTGCTGGTAATAGGCTATTGCTCGTCTTATGGCCTGATAGACTTATTCAGCAATACAATGCGCCGGGCACATGACGATGCATAACTCCATTGCCCCTGCTCTTAAATTACTTGTTCGCGAAGGAATGGCGCAGGATGAGCCTGTAAAGTTAAAAAGGGCGTTAAAGGAAATAGATCGTGATTCAAGACGGTTCGGCTGGACGGACGATACACTTGAAGCCCTGCCTGCTGAATGGCAGTGGCGATGTTGTACTGCACGCTTACAGTTAGGTTATCTTGACTGGAGGGGTTGGCAGTGGAGAAACCCCAGGGGTGGAACTGACCCTTTTGATATCCCGGTGTGGAAACTTGGTTTACCTGTTTACCCTGTTCAAAAAGAATGTTCAGAGCCTGAAAAAGTAAAGTCGTTGCTTGTTTATTCAGAACAGGGTGTTGGCGATAGTATTATGTTTGCCCAAGCCTTTAAGTATGTTCTTCCCTATGCTGAAAAGGTAACGATAGAAGTCGAGCCAAGACTTTGTTCTTTCATGCGAAGGTCTTTCCCGGAGTTCAACTTTCATCCGTTAACCGATATAAGAGACTCTTCATGGGTGAAGGAAGGTCAGTTTGATGCAAAGATACTATATGGCGATGTCGTTGCACGCTTCATGCGTGATAAAAGCGAATACAACAATCCGCCTTATATCATTCCAGACCCCGAGAAGGTTGCTTACTGGAAAAACTGGTTAGAAGAAATCCCTAAACCGTGGATTGGTTATTCATGGTATGGAAGACAGGGTGTATTGAAAGACATGCCTTGTAAGGGTTGGATAAACCTTCAATACGGTGACTTCGAGAAACCCGAAGGTCTAATCACGCCGCCGATTAACTTAAAAGACGACTTTGAAGACATATACGCCATTGTTCAAAATCTGGACAAGGCGGTATGCGTACCGAACACCTTATCGCATATCGCAGGAAGTATCGGTAAGCGATGTGACGTAATCATCACCAGGGGTGAGGGCCGTGTAAACAATGCATGTAACTATCGCTGGGGTATGGATTCAGACAGAACTATGCGGTGGCATCCTTCGCTAAGGGTGTATAGAAATAAGGCCCAGTGGTTACGTGAAGTTTGAAATAGAGTGGGGCGTTCATGCCCTGTTGAAGTTACTCGCAGACTTTGAGTTTAACGATGTTATAGATATCGGCTCGGGTGACGGCCACCACAAAAAGTGCATGGAGTACTTTGGCAAAGACGTTTACTCGGTAGATATGGCGAAAAACGCTGACTATGTTGGCGACTTCCTTGAAATAGACTTTGATAAACAGTTCGATGCTATTTGGTGCTCTCACGTCCTTGAACACCAGCGCAATGTCGGGTTCTTTCTTGAAAAACTCTACTCAGTGCTAAAACCAAACGGTGTTTTGGCGATTGTCGTGCCAACACACGACAGGGAAGTACTTATATCCGGTCACGTAACAAGCTGGTCCGTTCCCTTGCTGTGTTACAACCTTGTAGAAGCTGGGTTCGATTGTTCAGAGGCAAGCGTTTTGAATACGTATGAATTGTCGATTATCGTCAGGAAAAAAGAAGCGCGTCATTCTGACAGGGGAAAGAACTCGATATTCGGATCAGAAAAAGGAAATTCCGATGTATTCGGGCATATTTCCATGTTCTTCCCGTTTGATGCAAGACAGGGGCTAAAGCTCGGTGGTATCGGTGGAATTAACTGGGGGAGCATGACGCATTACGATCTCAACAAGGATGTGGAGATAACATCTTCAAAGGCTGATAAGTACTTAAAGCCGGTTATCGTTTGATGGATGTTCAGGTTGTAATGCCGGTAGGACCGGGACATGAAGAAATCGCGATAGAGGCGATAACAAGTGCAATGGCGTTAGGTTATGAAGTTATTCCGATTGATGACACAGAGGGTAAGCTAGGCCGAAGTAAAGCGCGAAACATAGGTGTAGAGAAGGCAGATGCAGAGTGGATATTCTTCCTTGATGCAGATGACATCATGCACAAAGACGCAAAAAAGGCTAAAAAGTTTACACAATACGATGCAATATTCGGACTCATCAACGACGGTAAGGTGCGCACCCCGCAGGTACGTAAAGTTGACTTCAAAACTCTACTTGGACACGACCCGACTCAAACATTGCAAATGGGGCATTTCGTCAGGCGTAGAGTGGCAATTGATTACCCATTTAATGAAGTACTCGACTGCGGAGAGGACTTTGATTACTACCTCAGAATATGGCGAGACAAGCGTTGCATAAAGATACCGCACACCTTGTTTATAAACAGAAGAGGGTTCCACTCGACAGGGCCAAGAAGTGCTAACGGAGCCCAATGGCGTGAGGCTGTAAGAACTATCCAGAAACAAGCACTTCACGAAACGAAGTATCCGAATATAGAAGAAGCACGAAAGATCCAGACAAAAGACAATTTAGAGATAAAAAATAATCTGAAAAAAAAGAATCTCGTCACTAAGGAAAACTATTTTAGCCTGGCGCGTAAGCACCCAACCTATGGGCATATTCAGGTTGAATGTTTTCATGGTGAAAACTTCACTATGATCAATAATAATGACGATGCCGTTGTCAGTAGTATTGTTTGGCTGGATGGGTTTGAAAATACATCAATTGCTATTTGGTCTGTGCTCTCAAGAAATGCACAGGTTATTCTGGATGTTGGTTCTTATACAGGGCTTTATTCGTTGGTGGCTGGTGCTAACAATGATGCTGATATTACTGCTTTTGAGCCTCTGTCAGATAATTACACTCGTCTGACTGAGAACATCAAACTTAATAAGTTCAAAATACGAACGCTTAACATGGCGCTGTCAGATTCAACGGGTAAAGCTGAATTCAATGTATTTTCTGAGCCGGGGTTTCTAACATCCGGGGGGAGCTTACTTAAAGGAAGTAACCGGGTTAAGCGTAGCGAAGAAGTTGAACTAGGCACAATTGATACATTAGGAATGTTTAACACCCCGGAGCTTATTAAAATTGATGTAGAAGGTGCAGAACTTAATGTTCTAAAGGGGATGCAGATGGTTTTTGACCAAGGGCATCGTCCTGACTTTCTTATCGAGGTACTTGATGAACAAGCCGGTTCAACACTAACGGACTTCTTTGATGGGATGGGTTACAAGTTCTACCAAGTACTTGAATCCGACAAAAAGATTATCCGTAAAAATAGTCTAACTGGTACTGGTGATTTGAATTCATTAAATAATCTAATTACGAGTAAATCTATAGATGAACTCACTACTCTTCTTAAACCAGTCAATATAGATATTGAGAGCTAATGAGCCTCGCGAGCGCGTTAAGAGAACAGGCTGAATTTAAAAGAACACACAAACTAGACTTCTATTTGCCCTACCCGTTTCAGAAAGCCTTTCATCATGCAGAAGGCGGTGAGAAATATCATACGGGTACGTTTGAAACACATAACAACCTGCTTGCACGAATAAGAGCACTACAGGCAGGAAATCAGTCTGGAAAAACACTCTCAGCAGGCAATGAAGCGGCCATGCACGCGACAGGTCGCTATCCTGCTTGGTGGAAAGGGCATAGGTTCAATCGCCCCACAAAAGGCACTGTCTGTGGCGTGATTAACGATAAAACCCGCGATATCTGCCAATCCGAGTTATTTGGCGAACCGGGGGATAAAGCATCTGTCGGTACCGGAGCGGTGCCAAAAGACTGTATCGGTGAGATAACCCGTAAACCAGGGGTACCGAATGCCTTTGACAGCGTTTTCGTCAAGCACTTCACCAATGGTGTATTTGATGGCTGGTCAAAGATATTTTTCGGCTCTTACCAGCAAGACCTACAGTCATTGATGGGCACAAGGATGGACTGGATTTGGGGCGATGAAGAACCCCCTGCAGAAGTACATTCACAGTTTCTAAGGTCAACGCTCTCTACTCGCGGGATTATCTTTTATTCGTTTACTCCTGAAAACGGCATGACTCAACTGGTACTTGAGTTTCAGGAAGACTTAAAGCCAAATATGGCACTGGTGAGGGCTACGTGGGACGATGCTGCACATTTTGATGACCCTGCTTATCGTGAAGAAGCTGAGAAGCAGTTTCCTGTTCATGAGCGTGAAATGCGCCGTCAGGGGATACCAATGATGGGTACAGGTCTTGTATGGCCGGTCAAGGAAGAAGATATCAGGGTTGATCCATTTGAAATACCCAAGTATTGGCCGAGGCTGTGTGCCGTTGATTTCGGCATGGATCATCCCTTTGCTGCTGTCTGGATAGCGTGGGACAGGGATACAGATACCATCTATCTATATGATTGTTATAGAAAATCCAGAAAGTCAGAAGGCAGGAGCGTGACGATTGCCGAACATGCCTCAGCCATAAAACAGCGCGGAACGTGGATACCGTGTATCTGGCCCCATGACATGAACCAGGAAGAACCAAAGTCCTGTAAATCTCTAAGTCAGTTATTCAGGGAAGAGGGCGTTAATATGCGCCCAGAGCATTTTACCAATCCCCCGGCAGCGGGTGAGAAGAAAGGTGATATAGGGGTTGAGGTTGGTATTCAGTCGATTCTTGACCGGATGGAGACAGGTACTTTCAAGGTCTTTTTAAACCTCGATACATGGTTTGGAGAATTCAGGGGCTATCATCGCGGGCTTGACGGGAAACTTGTTAAACTACGTGACGATTTGATGGCGGCTACAAGATACGGTGCTATGTCTACACGATTTGCCTATACTCAACCCGTCAAACGGGCGAAAGTCATACAACTACGCGGAGCATCCAATTGGTAGATCAAGTCAAAAAGCGAATCACCAAAAAGGATTGGGATTCCGTCCAACAGTTCATTCTTGATGAGCTTGAATCCCGTAAAGGGTCAAATGCCCGTAAAAGACAGTCACGTATATGGAAGGAAGTTGACCGCCAAGTTTATATGGAAGGCGTCTCACGAGTCCAACGCGACAAGAATGCGACGGCAGACTGGCGTAATTCGCTTGAATTGGGAGAGCTTTCAAGGGCTTCAGAGGTTATCGCGGCTGATGTCAGGCGGTTGACGTTCCCGAATACGCGGTCATGGTTCGACCCACATGCCGAGATTCCACCTGATGAAGAAGGGAATGTAGCGGTTGACCTCCAGACCCGTATTGATGGCAGACAAAGAGCCTTCATGTCTCAGCAGCACGTGGACTTTGGATTTAAGTCGAGAGTTGATCTATCAGTCAAGGAAGCCCTCCACCACGGCTCCTACGTGGCAACGGCTGAACAGGAATCCGCTATTTCGGTAACGAAAGGAGACAGCGTAGGGACGATTGCAAGCCCTGTATGGAAGCCGCATTCCATGTGGAACTGCTATCCAGACCCATCGACGGGGGGTAACAATACCTTTTATCAGGGTTCGATGATTATAAAGTCCTACAAGCCTGCTTATCAGGTGAGAAGGATGAAGTCCATAGACCCAAAATACCCGTATTTCAACCTGAACAAGATACCGAAACGCACGAATAAGCGTGAACAGGCAGACGATACCGATGATGTTGAATTGGTGACTTTCTATGGTGATCTTGTAATACCACGGTCTTCTGGACGGGATATCCTTCTACTGAACTCAAAGGCGACCCTGGCGAACGACACGATTATTCACTACATACCCAATCCATTCCCCTACCCGCCTGTTATATACAACGGCTGGGAACGACTGGACGTGAGAGACCCTTACTACGTCTCCCCACTGGTGAAGTTCTCTGTCACCCAGAAGTTGGGTACTATCATGGCGAACCGACTTGCCGATGCAATTGACCTGAAGACGGAACCCCCGGTGATTTATGACGGCAATGATGCTGATTTCATGCTAAATGGCGGACCTGACATCTCTCCGGGGTCTAAAACATCAACGAAAGGAACTGCAAATTATACTGTTCTAAGTGATGTCGGCGATCCTCAATCCGCATTAGCTGGTGTTCAGTTCTTTATCTCGCAGATTGAGGCAGGGACAAAAGTTGACCGCGTTCGTAGTGGGGTGAGTCCGGGCACAGAACAGACAGCGACAGAGGTGATTAAGCAATCCCAAAACGCCGAGCTTTCAACGATAGATTTTGTAGATAAACACGAAACCCACGGACTAAGACCCTTTTTGTACATTCAGGACTTTTTGAATCGGGATAATCTGGATGCATACAAATTCTACAATCAGGAACTTGATGCCCCTGACTTTGAGACCATGAAACGCTCTGAACTCCCGAAGAACGTACATTACGATATTGTTGGATCAAAGGGGCTTTTGGGTGAAGAACAACGCCAAGCTCAGACCTCACAAGTGACCGCCTTCTGGATGGGCGCAAATCCACAGCTATTGAAACAGCCTGAACTGGCTAAAGAGATGTTCAGAGATGCTGGAAACAAGAATCCCGAGAAATTCCTGAATGTCGGGGATGAAGCCGAACAATTCCAGCAGCAGCTACAGCAGGTTATTCAACAGGCAGAACAGCAGATTCAGGCGCTTCAGGAAGAACTGGCGCAGTTTAACTTCCAGGATGAAGAACATTCCCTTGAGATTGAACAGAAGGAACTTGAAAAGGAACAGTTACAAACCAGGATTGTTTCTTTACAGGAAGTCATGAAGATGAACGCAACAGCGGTAAAAGCTAAAAGCATGATTGAAGGGGCGATAAATGGAGCCGCTTGATTTATTCATTGCAGAAATAAAGGAGCATCCAGCCTTTCCTGCATTGGTAGAACGATTGGAAGAAAACATACCAGCCCTGCCTGAATTTGATCCCGAAAGGGACAATACTGAAGAGTGGAAGCAAAAGAGCGGCATGAGAAAGGGATTTGTCCTTTGTCTTGCCATTATGAAAATCAGGAGATAATTATGAGCGAAGATACACAAGTGACCGATCCGGCACCTGTAGTAACTGAATCACTGGATGATGTGATTTCAGAGTACCATGTACAGCCGGTACAACCGGCGGCGCAACCTGCAACGGTTAGCAACGAGCCAGCACCCGTAACACCTGTTTCAACAGTTGACCCATTAGATGCAGATCAGTTTAATGCTGACAGACAACGAGTGGCTAACGGGCAATCGGTTCTTACTTCTCAGCTACAGGATGTCAAATCGCAACTGACCGAGCTAAGGCAGGAACGTGCAGAACTCCAAATTGAGGCTGACATTAACAGTGCTGTTGATACCATCAACGAAGGACTCAAGCTTGACCCAATGCTTGTACGGACTCATCTTGAGCTTACCGCTCAGAAAAAGCCCGGTTTCAAGGCTATCTGGGAAAACCGTAACGAAAACCCGCAAGCCTACGACAAAGCCTTAAAAGCCCTGTCACGGGAAGTGGGGGAAACGTATGGCAACAAGCAAGACCCTGACCTGACGGCCAATCAGCAGGCTATTCAGCGATCTCAACAATCCCAATCAACGCCATCAACGCCAAGTGGCAGTGGGAATCAGATGGAAGACAATCTTGCTAACGCAAAGTCTAAAGGTGATTTCGACCGCGAATGGCAGCGCATGGTGAGTGGGTAGGAGTAAATCATGGCGGTACTAGTAACTAACTCGATAACTGACATTTCGGAAGAGGTCAATTATCAAATGATGCGCGGTCTGCTAAGTGCAGCCCGCAAAAAACTTCCTTTCTTTAACGGTACGCTTCCCGGTGAACTGATGGGCAAGGGTTCTACCCGGTCTGTCTTGTGGGAACGTATTGAAAACCTGGCAGCGGTAACAACCGCGATCGGTGAGCCTCAAGGTGATACTGCATGGCAGAATGGGCGTACATTGGTGCAGCCCACCAAGAACACCAAGACCGCAACGGCTCAGAAGTTCGGTAATGCAATCCAGTTGACCGAAGAAGTTGATCTTTTGCAGGTCAATGTAAATGCTGTCCGTC